GATACCATAAATTTAATTTCGCCCCCGCTGTATGCATCGTATTTGGCTGCAATCCTAATTGCTTTACGCAAAAAGTTCTTGGCCTGTGCTTGGGTTGTTACTTTCCCTGCATCCATTGCTTCAAGCGCTCCCAATGCAAACCGTTCGCCTGACCCTGCAACATAAATGCCATCTGAATTGCGTTCCCATGAGTAATCAGACTCAATGCGATACACGCGGCCTTGAATGCACACTATCCAAACGTTGTCGTTTTCTACCGATTCGCCATCGCGTTTGTATTCATAATCTGCCGCGCTGAAACATTTACGGATAGACGGTACAAGAATGCTAGTTATGTATTTATCTAAGTTTTTAAGTTTGACCGCTGGCGCTTCCCATCCATGTTCCAGCAAATTAATGCCGCGCACCTGTCCAGCACCCGCAATGATTAGTTCATTGTTCTTAAACATTTTGCCCGTTGGAATGTTGATAGCAAATCCATCACCATCTGATGATTGAGAATCTGCGGCAATTACAGCCCATCCATCGCCTTCAATACAAGCCAACGTAGTCATAGTTCATTTTATCCGTAAGGAACGCAAAAGCCCGTTAGAGAGGCAAATAACTAACGGGCCTTCGCTATCACCGTAAGGAAACGGCCTACACGGTAATTATTAAGTTGTTCAAGCATTCAGGCATCGCTGCCCTTACCCCCGCTTGATTCCCTTGCAATTGCTTGCTCGGGGTTATCGCTTACCCTACTATCCTTGCCGCAGTATGGGCAACTCATAAATCTTCTTCAATCACTGACCACTTTACGGCTTGGCCACATTCAATTGTTTCTATATCGCCGTTTTCAGTTTCAAGCGTTACAACAACTTTTTGCTTGCCGCTGCCTTTAGCAATTCCTTTAACAGTGTTCCAATAAAACCCACCGGCTTTGTTTTCGATTAGTAATCTATCGCCGGGTTGTAAGTTTAAAGTTGTTTGCATAAACGTTGCCGGCTTTTTAAGAAAATAAACCGTCATTCTATTGTTCCGTCTGTTCTATATGCTATTTCTGCATTCCACAAAGGTTCATATTTTGTATTTGCTTTATCTTTAGCATCTTGAATATCTTCGGCATAAATCCGAACAGTTTTTTCAGCAATAATAGTTACATCGTACCAATGCTTTTTAGCCATTATGCCACCGCTTCCATACGTGTAATAAATTCTTTTGCGCCTTTTAATGTATTTTCCCAAGTTGAATGTTCAGGAAACAAAGAACCTTTTTGCACTAACCAAGCGCCGTGCATTTTTACAATTTCCCATTTGCCGTAACGGTATGAACCTGCATCAATTTTTGTAAGTTTCATAATTAGTTACTTGCAACCTTGAAATGAATTGTTTCAACTACGCACTTGTAACCGTATGCGCTGTACTTGTCTGCAAAATCTTGTGCATCTTTTTTAGTTGCAAAAAATTCTTCGCCGTTCCAATTTGTAAACTTAACGCGGTATCCGCCAACTACTAAGCCGTATGTTGTTTCTGTTGTTGTTGCTGTTGTTGCTGTTGTCATTTTTTTGCCTCTTTCGTTTGTATAAGGCCGTTTACCTTATGGTGTAAGTATAACCACATACCTTACGGTCTTGGAACCATTTAACCCTGTGTGTTGCGTCACATTTTGGCTAGTACCAAGAATGGCGCTGCCACCATTTCCAAGCCCTGCATGGGCTGCCGTAGCGGGAGTCAATATAGGCCAACCCGCGGTTAATCTGCACAGGCACGCTTAGATGCGGCTGTAGGCCTAGTATCTGAGGAATGCCGCCCGCATAGGTCTTAACCCACTTACCGTCTTTAAAAACCCGCACAGGGGTCTTATTTTGGGCATTGGGGTTCCACGCCGATTCTTTACCCCACATGGCAGACAGGCATGACCATTCAGCCCCGTGCCAGCCCCATAAAGGCAATTGTTTTTTGGCATGGGCCTTGGCCGCAGCCGCAGTGCGTATATCCTCAAATTTCGGGCTTTGTGCAACCGCAGGTGAAGCAACAACAATGCTTACGGCTAAAACCGCTACTGCTAAGCATCGCTGAACAAACTTAACGTTAAGCCTGTTTCCTCAATTTCTGTAGGCCTACCATGATTTCCCCCCGCAGATTAGATTCAGCATGGCTGTTTCCTTTCGTTGTCTGTCGGTTAAGTTTACTACACGCTCTACATGAGACGTGCTGACGGAACATTAGGTGTCCACAATAATCGCACCTAATGATGTCCGATTCGTTCATTTTGTGTCTAAAATTTCCTTAATTGCTAATGCAAGTTCAGGGATGGTTCCATTGTTTGAAATGTAATGGTCAAAATCCCATGAGTCCATATCGGTTTCCGAACGGTGAATATTGATAGGCGCACCTTTTTCAATACGGCTAATGCGCCAAATGTCTCCATGTCTCCACTTGATTTCTTCGGCTTCGTTTCTAAACCTTACATCGCTAATAACAATTTTATCTTCGGGATGAACATTGTGCATTGTAAGTTCAACCCAAATCTGCGGGTCAATTAAATCACGGCCAATCTCGCTACCCATCACCTGCAATAGACGGCGAACTTCAGGCAATGACTTAGCACCATCCCATCCATATTTGTCTACAGCATGAGCCAATCGCAAACCATCTAAGTTAATAATCGGGTCTAACGTATACATTGCTTTCTTAATAATGTCGGCAAATGCTAAACGCGTGTAACCGTAATCCTCAACAAGAATTTGCGCAACAGTGTCTTTACCGCTTTGTGCGTAACCGCTTAGTCCAATAATCATTTTTTAGCCTTTTTTGATTTTGTTGCATGTTTATCCATGTGCGCCCAAATTAACATTTTAGTTCCGTACATTGACGCATAACCTGCCATTGCTCTACTATGTCTGCGGTTTATGGTTGTTTTCCAATCACACTTAGCACATGAAATAGTTTTAATTTCTTGTTTGTTCCAAAACTTCCAATTAGGAGCAACACGCACCCAATCTGATTCAATAAATGGTTCTTTTTTCATTTTAACCCCCTGTTGAATAAAAGCCTGAGCCTTTAAAATGCGTTGGTGTCGGACTAATGACCTTACGCATTGTGCCGCTGCAATTTTCCATTGGGCATTCATGTTCTTCATCTGCATAAAAACTATGCGCAATGATTTCATGTGCGCCGCATTGTTTGCATTTGTAATCGTATCTAGGCACTAAAACAATTTCCAATCTGTCGGTGTAACAATCCAAACGGTGCAATCGTTACCGCTTTCGTTCTTGCAAGTCTTACCGCTATCTTCAATAAACTTATCAATCACCAACGACCTGCGCCCTGCGCTGATGCTCTGATGCTTGCCATGAAGTATTGCTTCAAGTTGAAAATCTGCAAGGCCGTCATGGTTTGCAATCGCTTCATAAATAGCACGGCGCATACTTCCAGTCTTAGGCAAAACCTTTTCTGCTGCGGCTCTACTTGTCTTGCTTGCATAATTGGCTACATAAACAATGTTGTCATCTACTGTTTTCATAGGCGGTTACTCAATACGGCTTTTGCGCAAGCATCTTGAACTGCAAGTAAAGCGTTCTCAATACCGTGCTTCATAATTTGCTTACGGTTTTGCGTAAAATCAAGTGCGCAAATTTCTTCATAAATCATGTCGCGTATCTGCACATCAAGCGCCTTAATCATCTTCTTAACAATGTCTTGGCCTTCAGGCGTATCTAAAATTAATTTGCCTTCTTTAATGCGCCAGTGGTTATCCTTACAAATAACTTTCATCTTTAATGCCTTCCTCTAGTTTGGCCAATACCCATAAGAATCCCGCAACTAATGTTGGCGCGACTACAACTATTAATAATCCCATCTTAGTCCACCCAACACTTTGAGCATGTAACAACATCGGTTTGTTCAAACACTTCGCTGCTAACGGGTGCATCGCAAATCTCGCACTGTAAGGTAATTATTTCCATGCGTGTACCTGCTCATTATCGCAACCGCACTTAGGGCATGTAAACCAATAGGTGTCGTATGAATCTTCGGCATCGCCTTCGTACAGTTCTTGGCAATCAATGTTTTGGCATTCTAAAGAAACTTCAACCATGATTACTTACCTGCCTTGGCTTGCACTCTTTCACACTCACCATAAAGTTTGTGATTAGTTTGGCGGTTAATTACGTAAGTTCCACAATCCTTGCAAATCGCTGCGTAGCGTTCCATGATTAGTTACCTGCCTTATTTGATGAAGTTAAACCAAAATATTCATTAATGGTTGGAATGGTGCCGTATTCCGCTTTGTTGTAATCAGCATATTCTTGCCATGTTTTTAATTGTTCATCAGTGATATTTGCACACCAGCAAGTATTTGTAGATGTATGGAACATTGTTACGAATGAATCGTTGTTGTGGTTGTGAATCATTTTTTTGCCTCTCGTTTTATGAAGTCCGTTTAACTTCATGACCTAAAGGTACACCCGATACCTTACGGTCCACAACATTTAGGGGTGTGTTTTATGTAACGGTTTTATAACGTTTCAAACCCGCCTGTTATCTCAATTTCGACCCCCGGCAACCCATATTCCTTTGAAGCCCGTATGTGAGTTACCTGTGAATCGTCCACGTAGGCCACGCCTGTAAGCGCGTCCAAAATTGACCGAATCTGTTTGTCCAAGTCAGGCGGAACGGTAGGTGTGTCGCGGGTCACTGTTTTGCCACGCTCGTACATAAAGCGCATTGAAATTGCTATTGGCCCTGTAATTGGAGTGCATCCAGCGATAAATGCCGCCTTCGCCACTTCGGAACGCCAAGCCATCAGTTCCTTGGTTTTGTTGTGAACTATGCGGTTATTAAACGCCCGCATTGAACCTTGCTGTATCGGTTTGCCTTCGACAATGAAGGCAATGGTCACAAGTTGATAGTTACCATTTCGCCCGCTGTAAAGCATTTGCGAACCTTATCGCCTGTTGGCGTATGAAGTTGCATATCAAAGGCAACTCCGTCAGGTTCAATGTAATCAACTGCGTATGGAACTTGATTCACAATCAGTTGGTCACCGGGTTGTACGTGGGCTACATCTACGAATTTAGTCATAAGTTCCCCTTTCGTAAGATAAAGGATAGATTACTTATGCCCTGAACGCCCGTATAAGCCGATTTAAGGCCTTGGCGTGTCGCGCCCGTATCTCTACCCATTTTCTGCCCCGTCATCTCTTAAAACGTCATCCACGCGCTTAAAAACCATATCCCTGAAATTAGCGGGCATTGGCGCTGCGTCAGGCTTGGCAAATTCTGCGCGGTCAAACTTGGGTGCGCTTGGAGTTGCTGGCCCTATCTTGGCCTTGGGCTGCATCTGTTCCTTGGCCCAATTCAGCCATGACGGGGTTATTGGTTTTCCAGCCGCAGCAAGAATCGGAATTAATGGCGATAGTTGCTCAACCGATAGTTGTTTAAGAATCAGTTTTATGTGAGCGCCTACAGTTGCACCTGACGGCTTTACTAAATCACTTGGAAAATTATCAAAATACAGCGCAACCAAATCATTTGCCTTCGGTGTTGCCTTACGAATCTTTTCAATTTCTTCGTGAATCAGTTTGCGTAAGTAATCTTCATCTTCGCATTTACAAC